TCTCGTTAATCATAAATGAAAATAGATATTGTTGGCGAGAATTATAAAAGCATGCACATGCTGAGAATATATGGCAAAGGGCTGGGATCATAGGAGAATTTTGGCGGAAGATCACAGGAGTTCTTCTTTTGATATAACTTTATGTTTTTATTGTATTTTATTTTAATGTGTTGTTTTTATTATACACATTGCTATACACATTGTTCCAAGTGTATGGTTCAATCTGACGGATAAAGCTAAAGTCCCTTCATCATCTCTAGAGCTGTTTCAATTAACTCTTCTGAAGGTTTAAATCTAGACATATGACGGACACATATTACAGGGATTTTCACATCATTTAGTACGGCTGAGAAAGCGAAAGTTGTGTAATAACCCTTTTGCTGCGTATAGATGAGAGTGCTTGGATCACCGAAGTGTTTTAGCAAAATATTTGCTGCTGAAAGGGATTGTAGACTGTTGCTATAAGCGATAATCATTTCAGGCTTACACAGAGGGATTGTGACATTCTCAAAAAATCTTGTTGAGTAATTTACGAGTTGTTGGACAGTTAGTTTGTGTCGACTCGCTTCCTGTTTGAGTGCTGAGGCATTGGTTGAGCACATCATTAGAGCATTCGTAAATACTACGTCTTCCCATCTGTAACCGAGGCTGATAGGTAGCTGTTGTAGTCGCTTAGCTAGGTGAGTAATTCCCCATTCCCCTTGCGTCCCTAAATGGACATTCGAGACAAGAGGCTTTGAATGATCCTGAATAATAGACTGGCTGTTGGTCATATGGGAATCAGCCGACGAACCATTGAAGCCCATCACAATGAGGCGTTTGCGTATAGGTGGGGAGGCTATTAATTCAAAAGCAGAATCGTAAGGTCTGCCGGGCAAATCAGCCAAGCCATAGCGAGAAAGCCCTCCAAGAATAAAGTCTCTAGTCTTATCCATTATTCAAATTCTCTTGTGAAGCCTCATACCGACATCATACGCAAAAAAACTTTTTTTGCATTTAACTGTTCACACTGTTCACCATGCGTATTTTCTATTTTAAATCATAAAGATAAATGGTGATGAGTTGGTGAAGAGTGAACAGTCGACTCTTCACCTTTGTGATTTTTTCTCGCTCTGGATGCGCCCGGTCAGGCGATGTGGTGGAGGGATAAAAAGTTTTTTCAGGTTTTACTGTTCACACTGTTCACCTCTGGTTTTTTATTAAAAATTTCATGGTGATACAGGGTGAATATACGGTGAAGGGTGAACAGTGGATTGTTCACCCTGTGGCAATGGGCAGAAAGAAAAAGACCGGCTGTTGCCGGTCTGAGTGAGGTTATGTTGCTGTTGGTTCGTCGCACTTCGGCAGCCAGTCGCCGTAGCTTTCCTCTTTCAGCGACAGATTGGTCTGTATCCCCTGCTTGGTGTGCCGCTTCTCATAATTCAGGCCGTACTCTTTCAGCATCATGGGCAGCCCCAGCCCGAACATTTTCAGGCTGAGCACGTTCCTGTAGCCGTTAGCCTCCATATAGGCCAGATACGCGTGATAGAGATATTTACGATAATTACGCGGGATGATGCTGGCATTCCCCATAAACATCCCGTTGGTCTGCGGGAGCATTTCCAGATAGCCGCAAAAATCAAACGTCGGGTCTGCATCGCGCTTAATGCTGAGCGCCTCGTCGGAGTTCTGCTGCGACTGGAGCAGTGCGCGGGCGGTCATCGGGTCGCTGAATTTCTGCATAAGCTGGCGCACAATGACGGCCAGCTCGCGCGCAATTTTATCCCTGAGCTGCGGGTCGCGTTCCTCCGGGGCAATCTGCTCCGGGAAATGAATAATCACCCGGCGACGGGAGACGCCGCCGCTGCGGTCGGTGAAGCGCATCGGGTTATTGTTCACGGCCAGAATTACAGCCGGAATATGTGTTGAATACGGGTTCTGGTATTTCGGGTCAACCGAGACCGCATCGCCGCCGGTGATGGCCTTGAGTCCTGCACCGTCACCGCTCCATTTTTCCTGGTCTGGCAGACGGATTAGCGAGAAGCCAATCAGGGATGCACGCTTGCGCGGGTCTTCCAGTGTGTCGATATCGGCTGACGTGGCATTATCTTCCCCGGCAAGCAGGGTCGCGATTTCAGCCAGAATACTTTTGCCACTCCCGCCGGGACCGGTGACTTCGAGAAAGAGCTGCCAGTCGTAACGGTTCGCCAGCACCATAAACAGCGCAGCCAGAATCACGTCGCGTTTTTGTGGACTTTTACCGGCCGCACGGTCGAGCCAGCGCCAGAAGTTCGGCGCGTGCGTCTCCAGCGTTTCCCCTTCCACCGGCGGGGTAAAATCCACGTCGCACAGCGTGCGCAGCCAGTGCGATTTGTGGTGCGGGCTGAATACGCCGCTTTGGGTATCGAGTACCCCGTTGCGAAAGCCAATCAGACGGCGCGCCGGTGTATCCTGCTGCGGAATAATCAGTTTCAGGGTCTCCACCACCGAGGCAATTTTCCCGGACGAGAACGGGGCGCGCAGACGCTGGAATAAATCAGCCACATTCCGTGAAAAAGTGGCGGCAGGGATATTTTTCCAGATGCCGTTTTCATAGCGGGACAGGAGCTGGCCGTTCGCATCCACCGCCAGCGCTTCGCCGTAATGCTCATGCACCCGCAAGGCCTTGTCGCTGGCGCTCATGGCGGTAAATTCTGCCTCGCTCATGGTATCAAACGGACTTTGCGCCGGTGGGCGGATGGCGTCATAAATGGCTTTGCGTGTGGCTTCCTCGCCGTACTGTATAAACGCATCATTCCAGTCACCGAACACCGGCGGCAGGGCAATAACGCCTTCACTGGCATCTGCGGCCGCTGTGGCCTTGCTCTGGCCGTCGCCGTTAAGGTCACGGTCGGCGGCGAGAACAATCTGACAGGCCGGATATTTCTGACGGGCAAGGCTAGCCAGAGAAAGGAGGTTCACGGAGGACAGCGCCACCATGACGGTTTCCCCGGTCAGGTGATGCACGGTGAGCGCGGTCGCATAACCCTCTGCAATCCACAGGCGTTTTCCGGCCTGTTTTTTCCCTTCGATGATATGACATGCCCCTTTGACCTGACCGCCTTTCAGGGTGCGCTTGAGACCGTCAGCATTGATAAGCTGAAGGTTAACCAGTGTGCCGGTATCCTCATACAGCGGGACAACCACATCCCCGGCGCGGAACGTCACGCCGCCGGTTTTATGCATGACGGTGAGCGTCAGACATTCCCGGTCGGGGAAACCCTTGCGGGTGAGGTAGGCATTGCCGGTGGCCGGCCGGGTTTTCTCCATGAGCCTGACGGCCAGCGCGGCCGCCGCTTTGCGGTCGGCCACAGTTTCGGCCTCTGCGGCCGCAATCACTTCCGGGGCAACCGGCGACAGATTGCCTGTCACGGCGTTCACCTTCCCGGCAGCTTCTGACGGGGTCACGCCAAACACTTTCTCTACCAGCTTAAGCCCGTCACCTGCGCCACACTGATTGCAGAACCACGTCCCGCGCCCTTCTTTATCGTCAAAGCGGAAACGGTCAGAGCCACCGCACACCGGGCAGGACTGATGGCGGTTTTTAATCACCTTCACACCCAGCGCAGGGAGAATGCGCGGCCAGTGGCCGCACGCCTGTTTTACCGTTTCTGTTACGTTCATTTTCATCGTTGTTTTCTCCCTCAGTGCAGTACCGGTGCGGTGATATGACGGGCGCAAAGCTCATCCATCACGGCCAGCCCGAGAAAGGACAGCGACGGGGCGGCTTTGAGTGGTCCGGCTTCCATTAAATCTTCAAGCAGGGCACAGGCAATCTGACGGCCTTTTTCCTCGCCATGCTGGCGCAGATAGAAGCCCTCCAGCTCGGTCGCAATGGCGCTTTCCAGCGCGTCGAGGGTGAGGTGCGGGTAGCGGTGCTGGCGTTCGCACAGGGTCAGCCATGCACAGGCCACGGCGCGACGATACAGCGCGGCGCGTAATACGGGCGGTAATGGCTTTTTCATACGTTGCTCTCCCCGGTCAGCCAGTGCTGATTGCAGCGTTCGACCACGCCGTCGAGCTGGGCGGTCATGAGGTAAATCACGGAGGTGAGCTGTAAGTGCTGCGCCGGGTCACGACGAACGGTGGCGCAGTCCTGCACCTGCATCAGGTCGCCGACGAGCTGGCCGACATTGCGCATATGCTCCAGACATTCGAGGTCACGGGCGGTAATGGTGGTGTGTCTCATGCGCGCACCTCCGCAACCGGCAGACGGCCAGCAAACGAGAGGACGTAATCGCAAACGAGAGAAAGGCGTGCGGCGTGCTCATCACCGGCAATGGTGCGGAGCATACAAATACGGGGGGTACGGTCTGCGCGACGAACAGCGGCAAACACAAAGACAAACTGCGGGTGTGACGGGGTGAGGGTCGTAGCCATAGCGGCAACCTCCATAGTTAGCTGATTACAGCTACCACCGAAGTTCTCACGCAATGGTGGTAGCCCAGACGGGGGTGAGAAACCGGCAACTATGGAAACCGGCCAGCCCGAAAGCTGCCCCGCCTGAGCCACCATTATTTTGACGGCGCAACAGACAAAGAACCGTTGCCCGATAAATGGGTGTGCAAAAGCATAGACACAAAAAAAGACGCATGGCGCGTCCGGTGTCGCCACAGTTAAACTCGGGTTCTCACGCCCGGCTGCCGATTTTGCGACAGCGGGAAAACTATACCTGGAAACGGCGAAAAGAAGCAAGCCAGAAAAAGGGGCTGTTTGCTGAACGATCATCATCATGCGTCATAGCCCCGGTTACGTTCGGCAATGCGATCTGCCATCCATGCGGTGATTTCAGACTGCGCCCACGCCACGTTTTTCCCACCGAGGGAGATTTGTTTCGGGAAAGTTTCCCGGCTGATGAGGTCGTAAATGGTCGAGCGGGACAGGCCGCACAGATGCATCACTTCGGGCAGACGGATAAAGCGCTCGTGAACGGTATCAGAAACCGGCATCAGCGGCGCGGCAGGGGCAGAAGACGGGGAAGAAAAAGCGGTGTGCATCGGGCTACCTCACAAAGTCCATACAGTGCCGGTCGTGTCCGTCCGGCTTCGGGTAGCTCTCTATTTTGTGAATATTTTCCTTCAGGGCAACAAGTCATTTTGTATTACTCCACCACACAACAGAGCGATTTTTATACAGTGGCAAACAGTGACAATTGTTGACAATCTCTGATAACAAAATGGCAAACCGATAATTACTTTTATTTATATACTTACATTATTTAATCGCTAAAAAGTCTAAGCAACGGACTGGTTGAAAAAAACAGGAGGGTGAACAGTGGTGAACAGACGGTGAACAGTCAGACCTTCAACTGTTCACCTTTTAACTCACTGTATTATTTATCTTTTTATTTAAGGTGAACAGTGGTGAATAGTTATAAGTAAAAAAACAAACGGTGAGTAAGGTTTTCCTGCGACCTTTCTCTGGCCAGCCTGATTTTAAGGTCTGTTTGTGCCAGCACTCTGACAACGGCAATGAATCGTGTTGTTGTGCAGGAGGCGTCAGAATCATTTCAGGTTGAACACACGGAGAGCCTGAACATGAAACCCGAACTCATTATCAAAGCCATGCAGACCGTTATCAGTAAACAGGATGAAGGCGCGGAACAACGTATTGCCGGTGCGCTGGCCGCACTTAATGAAGCAAAAGACGCACACACGGCCAGCATGGGTAAACTCAGCGACATTGAGGCTTCCATTCAGCGTTGTGAGCAGGAACGACAGACTGCCCTCAGTGAAAGCGCACAGGCCGAACAGGACTGGCGCAGCCGCTTTCGAACCCTGCGCGGCAACCTCACTCCTGAACTGAAAGCTGAACACAGTAAACGTATCGCCAGCCGAGAACTGGCTGATGAGTTCACCGGTCTGATTACCGAGCTGGAGAAAGACAAAGGCCTCGCCATGCTTGGAGCATGCTCCTCCGGTACGGCTTATATCAGCGCCCACGAAAAAGCATTCACCACTTACGCCAACAGCGAATGGAAGAAAGTGCTGGCCGGTATCAGCCCTGCACTGTTACGTGCCTTTCTGTTGCGTATACGGTCGCTGGAAATGAGCGGAGAAACCTCGCCGCGTGCGACCGTGACCCGCGAGCTGGGTGATGCCCTGAATATGCAGTCAGCTCTGTATCATTTTGATATGGAGCAGGAGCCGGTCCTGTCCGTAACGGGCATGAATCGCCCGGTCATAACCGGGGTTGATATGGCGCTGTTAAGAAGCCCGGCCAGACGGATGAAACTTGCCGCTGAACTGGCCGCAAAAGACCACGAACAGGCAGAGGGCTGAATTATGTTTCACTGCCCGTTCTGCAAAAAGACCGCGCACGTCCGTACCAGCCGTTATCTGTCGGAAAACGTCAAACAGCGTTATCACCAGTGTACCAATATCGAATGCTCGGCCACTTTCCGCACCATCGAGTCGGTTGACGGTGTGATACGTGCCGCACCGGAGAAACCCGACCCCGCCCCGGTGACACCACCACCGCCGCGTAAAGTACAGGGCTGCTACAGCTCGCCGTTCCGGCATTAATCAGGAGAGAGACACGTGACCACTGTGACCATACAGCAGGCCTTTGAGGCCTGTCAGACGAACAAAAACACCTGGCTGAAACGTAAAGCCGAACTGGCAGACCTTGAACGGGAATACCGTGAACAGCTCCTTGCCGGTGACGAACAAATTCCGCGCAGAATGCAGGATTTGCGCGACAATATCGACGTGAAAAAGTGGGAAATTAATCAGGCCGCCGGTCGCTATATCCGCTCACATGAGGAGGTGCAGCACATCAGTATCCGCAACCGGCTCCATGACTTTATGCAGCAGCACGGCGCGGAGCTGGCCGCCACGCTGGCACCTGAGCTGATGGGATATCATGAACAGCTTCCCGCAGTAAAACAGAGCGCCATGCAGCACTCGGTCGATTATCTGCGTGAAGCCCTGTCGGTGTGGCTGGCCGCAGGTGAAAAAATTAATTATTCCGTGCAGGACAACGATATTTTAACGGCTATCGGATTCAGGCCTGATGCGGCTTCGCGGGATGATAATCGCGAGAAATTCACCCCGGCACAGAACCTGATTTACACCCGCCGACGTGCAGAACTGGCCGCACGGTAGCACGCAAAAAAATCCCCGAAAATTCCGCTATTTTTCCTGAAAAAAGCCATGCATCCATAAGGTGCATGGTTTTGCATGCAAATCCCCGTATTTTATTTTCTCCACCGCGCAAGTACCGGCGCGGCCTGAGCCGGTTCATGCACCTGCATTAAAAGCGACCTCTTAAGCGGGCAGGCGTGGCGGGGAGAGCATTGCGCGCAACAGGGAGGGCTATTAAATTTTTTCTCTGGCTTGAAGAATGATAACCAAACCAGAGAGAGCATGCGCTTCATGGAGGTTGCATGAAGTAATTATTGAGATGCGCCTTCTTTTAAGGCGATGCTTTGTTCTAAAGCTTCTTTTATGCGTTTAACGCATTCTGTTAGTTCAATTATGGCTCCGCGTCGAAAAGAGCTCTTAATTCCTTTATGATGAGCACTTATGGCTGAATGTAACTTCTTAAGATGTGGTAGTTCAGCAGAAAGAAAATCTGCAAGGTTAGAGAAGTTATAGAGTGATGATAGATGGTTTGAAAACATCTGAATATCGCGAATGGACCAAGTTTTTTTTATTCCATTTATGATAAGGCTTACATCCAACGTTTCAAGTAGATTAAATTTAAATTTTGATTGGTAAATATCCATATCAATAGCACTCCAACCGCCATCATTCATTTTATCTTTCAGGTTTTTTATTTTCTCTTTCTTTATTATTTCACCGTATTTACTAAGGAAGTAATTGTGAAGATCATTTTCCTCTCTTCTTAATATATGTAGTGGGATATCATCTATATTGGGATTTGATTCTAGAAAATATGTTTTTATTTCATCGTCACTAAAGCTATTTTTGTTTTTTTTGATGATTTTGTTAGTTAATCCTTTTATTCGGGGGATGTATTTTGATTTTGAGAGTCTAAGGTAATTGTTTGTAGC